AAACACGAATATTATTTTGTGGATACTGGTTACATATCTAGTCAGATTACAAGATATCCTGAACCTAAAATACTAGATGAAAAGAAAACATACTTTAGAATTTGTAAAGGTAGTTTTCATACAAATAAAGGTAAAGTAAATACACCTGCTAGATTAGAGATATTAAGAAAACAATTAGGTACAGACGCTGAATTTAAAGGTTGGCGTGCTGACGATAGAGGTAAACATATATTATTATGTCCATCATCACCTACGGTTACCTATCAAATGAATGGTATAACACAAGAAGATTGGATAGAAGTAGCAATACAAGAGATTAAAAAATATACAGATAGAGAGATTAGATTGAGAAACAAACCTAGACCAGGTAATGAATGGTGGGGTACAGATATAAAAGATGATTTAAAAGATTGCCACGCATTAGTAACTAATTATAGTTTATCTGCTTTTGACGCTTTGTTTAATTATATACCTGTATTCGCAGAAGCAAATAGTGTAATGGGTCCTGTAACTAGTAGAGATATAAAGAAGATAGAAAAACCATTAAAACCAGGTAGAAAGACTATGGAAGAATGGTTAAAGTTTGTTGCAGAAAATCAATTTACTTTAAAAGAAATGGCAGATGGTACAGCATACGAAACATTAAAATATCAAAATGACCAATAAAACAATTATTCATATTAATAAAAATATTATACAACAGAATATTAAAAGAGGAACAAAACTTCCAGTTTGTAGAGTTGAACTAAAAGGAAAGACTTGGTATGGCAGTAAAGTTGATATATTAGGTCCTAGTGAAATGATTTATAGTCCAGATAAACCAAGAAAGTGTGGTGCAAGATTATGGATTGAAACTGATTCCGAGGTTTTTATTCATAATAAAACAACATATAAAGAAATGCAAAATGAAAGTTAATGTATTAGATAAAATGGGTGGAGATTTGTCAGTAGTAAATGCTGCTAGAGTTTCCTTTGCAAAGATAAAAGATAAGTTTGATGATAAAGATGAAAGATTAATAAAGTATCTAGCAGAACATAATCATTGGTCACCATTTGCTCACGCCTCAATATCATTTAGAATTAAAGCACCTATATTTGTTGCAAGACAATTAGTTAAACATCAAGTAGGATTAGCGTGGAACGAAGTTAGTAGAAGATATGTAGATGATAAACCAGAATTTTATATACCATTTATGTGGCGTAAAAAAGCAGAAGATAAAAAACAAGGTTCAAGTGATGAGGAAGTTGAATATGATATAATGCACCTAGTTAATGTATGTAAAGAAACATATAACGATATGTTAGAAGAAGATATAGCACCTGAAATGGCAAGAATGGTATTGCCTCAAAATATGATTACGGAATGGATATGGTCAGGTAGTGTATATGCTTTTGCTAGAGTATGTAATTTAAGAAATAAACCAGACGCACAAGTTGAAACAAGAATGGTAACTCATCAAATACATAAATGTTGTCAGGAACATTTTCCTATAAGTTGGAAGTATCTTACAAATGGTTAATGTAGTTTGTTTATATTGGGGAAACAAATACAAAGTAGAGTATGTAAAGATACTTTACAATATGGTACAAAGACATTTAACCGTACCTCATAAGTTTATCATTTATACTGAACACACTAAAATGCAAAAATTAGTGAAAGGTGATAATGTAGAAGTAAGAAAAATACCATTCCACGACTATCAAGGTTGGTGGAATAAACTAACATTGTTTAGTCCTGAAGCAAACCTAAAAGGTGATAGTTTATACTTTGATTTAGATGTTGTTATTACAGACAATATAGATAGTTTCTTTACATTTGAGAAAGATAGTAAAGTTGTGTTGATGAGAGATTTTAATCCAACTACAAAAGGTTTTAATTCTAGTATAATGAGATTTAATAATGAAGTAATGACGCCTTATGTATGGAAACCATATCTAAAAGAAAAGAAAAAATTTAATAGATTGCAAGGTGACCAGAATGTAATAACAGATTGCATTAAACAGGTACCAGACAAGTTTAAGTGTTTTCCAGATGAATGGACATTTAGTGCTAAATGGTATGATAGAGCAAATCCTAGATTTAAACGCAGTACCTGGAATTTCAAACAATACCCAGGTGCTAAAGTCGCAGTATTTCACGGTAAACCTGATCCACTCCAACTCGCAGACCCACATCCACACGAATCATACGACAAAGATACCATTGCTTGGGTGAAAAAACATTGGAAATAAAGGGTGTTCTCCTTTTGTTCTCCTAATACATATCAAAAAATCGCATAAAATAAGGGTTATTAGTGCTTGACTTTAGGGTCAATCTCCTATAATATAAGAGTATATGAAAAACAAAAAGACTAATATAAACACTAACACAAAGGATACACTATGGGACAAGTAAAACAATGGGCAACTGAATGTGCTGAAAACGCAGTAGGTTGTGTAATAAATGATTATCTTAAAAACAAGATTAATACAGAAGACGCAAAAAATAAAATAATGAAAATTGAAAATGTTAACCTTGCAGAAGTAGATGAGAACAATGTTGACGAAGTTTTATTTTATGCAAAAGAAGATTATAATAGTAAAAGAGGAAAAGAATATCACGGAGGTCTAAAACAATAATGCCAGATAAAATAGTTAAAACAGATAAGAATATTATGGTTGAAGGTAAGTCGTTAGATAGTTATGTTAATGGAGATACTTTCAATGTATGTTATTTAAGAGAGTATATGGATCCTGAACACGAAGGTGAGTTTTTCTATGCTTATGAAACGGTATATAGAAATGTACCTAACAAATTTAGAAAGAAATTTAACGATAAAACAAAACTTAAAATAGTTAAATTTTTAGATTGGAATTATAAAGAAACTGCTACTAATTTTGCTAGAACAACTAGAGTAGAATTAATTAGTGAAAACAAATACTATCAAAATTATGGAGATGTATTTGGTGATGTTGCTGATGGTGATGATAATATGTTTAACGATTATGGTCAATCATATGACACAAGACAAGGATTTAGAAAAGACTTTAATCCAGAATTAACATATAAAAGAAATCCTGTTAAAAAAAGAATTGAACAACAAAGAGGAATACATTAATGAAATATGACGAAGACAAAATAATTAAAGAAATATCAGATTATATTAAATCAACCTATACTGAACATTATAGTACAACGAAAGATGGTTTTCAAGTACAAGATATGTTAAGACATTTAGGTATTGATAAAGATTTCTGCCAGGCAAATGCTATTAAGTATCTTGCTAGATTCGGTAAGAAGAACGGTAGAAACAGAAAAGATTTATTAAAAGCAATTCACTATATCGTATTGCTAATGAGTAGTGAAAACAAATAGGAGGACAAATGGCAAAAGTAGAAACAGATGTATATACATTTAAAGATGATGTAGGTAAAAACCTATACAGAAAGAAAACATATTATACACTTGTTATTGAACAAGATGTATTGGCGAATAATAAAGATGAGGCAGATACCAAGTTTACAGACTTCGGTGGTATCAATCATAGTAAAGTTAATAAAGATATAACAGACACCAACGATGGTGTTGAAACATATATGGTTGACGCTAATTATTCTGATTCAGATACAACACAATATATTGGTAAAGTTAAATACGATACTGATACTTACGATCAATCTTTAGAGGATGCTGTTGAAAACGGTGATATTGAAATTGATACTTGGGCAGATGAAGACGAACCACATCAATTAACTAAAATCAAATTAAAAATGACACCTGAAGAAGAAGATAAGAATGCTGGTGTAACTAGAGATAAAGATGGTAATGCTGTTGCAATAGAAACAATTGGTACAAAAGAAGAATCAGATGTAGATATTGCTTTAAATTTAGAAGCAGAAAGTCAAAGAGGTAAGTAGTGGCAATATCAGGATATTCTTCACACGATTGGAGAAAACATACAGACAACGCTGTTGTAGGTACTGGATCGCAGTTGCTACCTGCTAACGATTGTAAGGTATATTTTACGGATCCTAAAGACCTAAAAGATTATGAGGTTGATGTATCCAGGTTGATTAGAGTATTCGTAAACAATATTTCGAGTCATAGAAGGAGTGTTAAGTAATGGATATGCTATTACTAGTTATTTTTATAGGACTGGCTGCTTGGTTTATTTCAGACTATAAGGTAATAATTCAACAGATTAAAGACTATATTAATACAACTTTAGGTAGAAAATAATGGGTGATGTACTACTAGTGGAAGACCCGAAATGTCAATCCTCGGTCATCCTCGGACGATTAAATATGAGAAAATCGTTGATTTTACTCACTTTTTCTACGCTTGACAATTAAGACGACTTATGATAAGATTAAGACTATTATTAACAATTAACAAAGGAAAAATACACTATGTCATTTAAATACGATAAAGAGAACCTGTTTAAAGAGTTTGATGTTGCAAAACAAAAAGACATTAAACTATCAAAATTAGACACATTAGAAGATAAAGAGAATGATATTTACAAAAACAGAATACAATTCTTTAAAGAACATATTGAACTAAAGAAAACAAATCCATCATACTATTCAGATTTAGATATAAATTTTGAGAAGTTGTTAAATGTTTATTTAACACCTAGTCCTAGAGATACATTTTATAAATTTGTATTCGGGAAATCTTATGCTGAAAAAAGAGCAGAATCAGTAGCAACGAGTGTAAACGATTAATGAGTGATTTTTATACAGAATATTTAAAAAGTAATAACAAGAGAACAAAGTTAGAACAAAAATTAGATGAATATAATCATACTATGGAATTGATTAGAACAATCCTTCCAGTTGTAATAATAATATTACAGGTAATTATATTGGTAAAAATTATATGAAATTTAAATCATTTAAAAAGTTTAAAGATTCACTATTAGGTTTTAAATTACCTGATTTGACTTTAGACATTAATGGTCTTAAAAGAAATTCTATACCTACAAGTGATAGAATCCCAGGTGCGTGTGTAAAGAGAACTTTACCAAAAGTTACACTACCTGAAGGCAAAACAATCGGTCTTGCCTACAACAAAGGTAATTATCAAGTTGTGGATAAATCCGATTTTAAATCAATGGGAAGGAAAGTATGAAGAAAATACTATTTGTTTTATTTCTTGCTGCTTGTTTTACTTTTCAGTTTTACGCTGAATCGTTAGCAGATGAGAAGAAAACTATAACTCCACAGGAGTTTGCTACAACTATAAGTGAAGTACCTAGTAAATTAGGTAACTTTATTTCAAGTGAAGTAGATAAGACAAAGGCATATCAAACAAAAGTTTGGTCAGAAACTATGAAGACTTGGCCTTGGAACAAGATATTCACAAAAAAGGAAAGTGAATAATGTTTGGTGATTTTGTATGTACAAGTGCTAATGATGGCACAACATATTTTAGACCTGTAACTGCTAGAGCACAAACACTCTGGCAGGAACAAAACTTTAATAGATTTGTAATAGATAATAATGAGGACTTTTACATTGTTAAAAGTGTAGATAGTCAGAAAATTTGTGATGAGATTAGAAAAAATAATTTGGATTTCACTAGTTAGTTTATTGCTAACTAATTGTGCCAACATAAACAGATCCGAAGTCGGTGCTGCTTTAGGTACGGTAACCACAACAGGTGCTTGTATTGAAATGGGAGTAAGTGATCCTTATTTAATTGCTGGTTGTGCCGTAACTGGTGCGTTTGCTGGTGCTGAGATTATGTATAATAGTGATTATGATGTACACAATGCTGTATTCGTAGATCATTTAAACAATGGTCCTAGTACACAAAGTTATACAAACTGGTATAATCAAAAGACAGGTAATTCAGGAATAATTAAAGTGACCAGATCATACCTTGAAGGTCCTATTAAATGTAAAGATTATGACGCAACAATTGATATTGCTAATCAATGGCCGTTAATCGGTATAGGTGGTGTGAATAGAAAAGTTGTATTCGGTACTGCTTGTCAATTGCCAGATGGCAGATGGATAGAGAAACCAACAAAGGTAAAAAAATAATGAAAAAAATAATTTTAATTTTAACCCTATTGTTTATAACAACTATAATAGTAAATTATGCTTATGCTTGTGTAGATTGTGATTTAAACAAGAAGGCATTTGAAAAAGATATAAAAGTTGTTTCAGTAGAAGGTGATATTGATACAATTAATTATGATAAGGTCACCGAGATATTAGAGAAATTAGAGAAGGCAGATAATTCTGTATATTATGATAAGATTACAACAATAGAACCTAAAAAAGTTGATGGACAATATTGCTATGTCAAAATTGTTATTAAACAAAAAGGTGATACTATTGTTAAAGAAGAAATTTTGGAGTGTGCCGATGGTAGGAAAAAGTTTGATGGTCCAAGTTATTGGGAACTATTTGCTCAATTCTACTACCGAGATATTAATACTCCAGAATATTGCCGTTATTATAGACGGCAAAACCACGCTTTTAAGTCGTTCGGAAAAGTGTGTATGAACAAGGACGGTGAATGGGAGGTAAATTAATGATTAAAAATTTAATCATAATCGGACTCTTTGCTATCGTATTTACTCAAACGGACATTGGTATTAATGATGTTTTCAACTATGTTGAACTGGCGCTTGACAAAATACAACAGATGGTATATACTATGAAAAGGAGTGTGTAAAATAAGATGATGAAGAAGATGAAGATATTATCAGTTTTAGTTATGTCAGTATTGCTGACTAATTGTGCTGGTAATTATAAGATCAAGTCAGAAAAAGGTAATGTTGTTGACAAAGTACCAAAGTGGTATATGGCAGACATTAACGAATCAAAGGCGTGTGATAAGAAAATCTTTGGTAAAGACAAAGATAAAGTTTGTATCTACGGTGTAGGTACTGCTGTGTCACCAGATTTAAACCTTGCAATAGAAAAGGCAAAAATGCTTGCAAAAGCGGAACTTGCTGACATTATTAAAGGTGAAATGAACAAGAAATCTAGTCAGTTTATAACTGAATTAGGTAAGACAGAAACTAAAACTATTGTTAGTGAAGTTGAGTCGGTTCTTGTAAACATTATTAAGGATACTAAAGTTAGAGGATATGAAATCTTTGAACAAGATGTAACCTTAACAAAGAATGGTTATTATCGTGCCTGGATCGGGTTAAGACTTCCAATGGGTGAGTTTAACAAAATGTATAACTACACTATTGAAGAAGCGGTTGACGCCTATAATTTAAAAGAAAAGGCGAATATCGCCTACGATAACCTAGTAGGTAATGACAATGACAATAATAATATACAGCAAAACTAATTGCGTCTATTGTACCAAGGCGAAAGGTTTATTAGATAAACTTCGCCTTGACTACACAGAAAAAAAACTAGAAGAATT